AAACGGTGTTCCGTTAGTAGGCAAATCAAAAAACGTGTTCCATTGCCCTACATTTGTCGGGTCAACTACGGGTGCATTTGCAATATCATCAAACAACATTCGCAATCCCACAGGAGGCGCAACATACTCATAAGTAATATCATCCGTCAATGTAGCAGGGTTAAAATTACCGTAGCCTGTCGGAACGTCCGTAATGGTTAAGGTAATATCCGAACCCGTTAAGCATTCGGGATTTTCATACTCAATGCTCATTTCAATAGTTTCCGTTGGCGCAAGGTCGGCAAGCAAAGTGTAAGTTCCCGATTTAACTTGCCCGACTACCTCCGTCAATTCAGGGTCTGTGGTGAACTCGTAATTAAATTCGGTGCCTGATGGGATGGTGTTCGTTCCCATGTTGGTAATGACAAAGGTAGCGGTCAGTACCTCGTCTTCACAATCCACGTCCGTACCAAGTACCCGGACATCGAACATAAGTAAGGTTAGATTTACGGCAAGTATGGCAACTAAAATGCCGTCACAATAATAACCTATCAGTATAATGCCGTTTGCATCATCAAGCGGCAAGCCTCCTAACTCCAATGTTCCGTTACCGGCTTCGTCAATGGATAAATCGGCACTGTCAAACAATTCTCCATTGTTGTAGATAATTGTATGGGTAAGTGTGCCGGCACAAGTAACGCCGGGAGTTAATTCGGGTACAAGTTCAATTTCGCCTGTTTCGGTGTATTCAACTACCTGTGAGGTATTGAATAATGGTACAAACGTTTGGTCGCAAACGTCCTCATTATCACCGTTTGATACCTCGACAACAAACTGCAAATCTTGTGCCTCAAAATACGCTTGCAAATCGGCTATCTCAAACACAAAGGTATTGATACCGTTTGCCTGCCAATCGGCATAAAAGTAAGTACCAAGTGTGGCACTATACAGCCCTACCCGAACATTCCAACCTTGGCTGCCAGTAGTGGTTACGCTGAAAGTCAGCTCCTCACTCACTTCCAATCCTGTAATGATAGCATTACAATTAGTCGGCTGTTCGGGGCAACAGGTGTTAATCGTCAAATTCTCAATGTTAAATATCTTTTTCATTCCCATTTCCCTTGCGGGCATTTAACGGTTTCGGTATAAGTTACAAAATCAATCTCAAGGTATTTGGTCTTTATATCCACAAAGCAACCACAACCTCCGTATTCCTTTTGGCATAAACGCCTGTTCTTATCAAACTGCGGTTTGCATCCTTCACAAATAGCGATACGCGCCTGCTGTATTTCCGGCTCTACCTCTGTGCCTGCTACCTCTGTATAGCCGCGTACAATCCTTTCTGCTATTTCCCTCGTTACAGAATACTTGGTGATAAAACTAACAACATCCATCCTTATTACTTTCGATGTAAGAAAATGCAAAACCGGAATATTGCCTTTTACAAGTGTTTTCAGCACAAGAAACGTTTCCGGGATAGGTCGGAAAGTCGGTTTTGTTCGTTACCAAGTATGCCGATAAAGCGGTCATCAACACCTCAAGCCCACTTGATAATCCTTTAATTATTGCCGTTGTGTCTGCACTATTGACCGACTGTGAAAAGTCGGTAAAGTTCTTAAACAAACCGCTGTTCGTTATCCGTATCGCAATGAACGGTAAAGCAGTAAGCATGACCGCCCATGTTGTAGCCCTTAACAAATAGCTATACCACAAATTATTAAACTTGGCAGTTGAGTATTTCGGTACTTCACTCCAAAATAAAACGTCTGTCGGGATTTCGTTTGTCGTGTTGGCAGTACATTCATACAGTTTTGAGTTAAATGTTACATAGTCTCCAATGATGTAATTTACAGTATAACGAAATGCCTTTGCCTGCTTAAATGCTTCGTAAAAAGCAGGGTTGAGGTCGGCTATGATTTCATCAATAAACGCTTTACCCAAGCAAGGTAAAAGATACTTTAGTTCCGCTATTTCAATGTAAGGACATAGCAAACCAAAGTCAAAGTTTACCCCCGCATCGGTCGGTACAATACAAATAGCTTCATTGGCATTTATTAAACTCATATTGTTGCCCTCCTTATTGTAGATGATAACACTTCACCAGCTCCGTTTGGTAATGGAGGTAGCCCGTTCAATGCCCGTACTTCATCAATAGTCATAAACGCTTGTACTGCCTCATCGCCCAAGATAAACCGTTTGTTATCCTCAAACCAAAACGAGCCTTGTACCTCTGTTTTCGTGTAATTACAAAACTCTTGATACACAATATCAAGAATGCCCGATAACATTTCCCTTGCCGGTACAATTACAGTGCTGTATGCCGCCTTGTATGCTTCGCTTCTTTCTTTGGAGTTTCCCAAGATACCGCCCTCGTCATGTACGCCAAGTAGGGAGCGGTGCCACAATTCGGACATCAAGATTTTACGCTCGTTTTCCTTTGACATTTCTGCGTAATACTGAAAGTCTAATGTTTTGGTTAGCTCGGTTATTTTTGATAGTTGCTCTTTGTCGGCAACCTCCCGGTAAACGTAGCTCGATTTGTCAACACTGCTGTTAGTGTTTGCCTTGTTGGTAAAGGCTTTGTCGAGCATCTTTAAAAGAGCGTTCAGCTGTTCAGGTGTTGACTCGACCGGCTCGATAACCTCAATAAATAATCGAGGCAACCACTTGTTTTGGGTTTCCTCAAGGTTGTATTTCTGATTTTCTGCCTCGCTTAATTGGTGATAGATAGAGGTAATGGAGTTGGGTAAACCGTAATACTCCCTACCAATAAGCATATTTTGAACCGTAATTGCCGACCGTTCCACACCGTCTTTTGCCTCCCATTCAGGGTATTCGGGAGCAACAATTATCTCGGATGTGGTGTCGTAATAGGTAAATTGTGGTGTAATTACAACGTACCTTTTACTGTTACTGTTATTGACCTTTGTCCGTCTAACGTATTTTGCAGCATGGAAACTGTATTTGAAAAACGATTTGCCGCCAACCTTTGTTTTTTGTAGTAACACCGTAACATTGCCGGTAGTGAACCAATCCTTGAGTATTTGACTACTTAACCAACCAATGTTTTTTTTGTCGTTACTGATTGAGGTGTCGAGGCAAAACAGTTTCATTGCCTCGTTTGCTGCCGGACTTAAACTAACCTTTTCTTTTTTGTCGGCAAAGAATGTGCTGTCTTTTTCAGTAACAAACTCAATGCCGTTGCCGAAAACCAATCGAACCTTAGACTCAACACATGCGCCCTTTGTAGGGCTTTGTTCTGCTACTTCACAAAGGAATGTAGGAAACAAGTCGCTACCTTCAAAAAACGGTACAACACTAAAGTTATACCCGGAAATAAAAGAACCGTAAAGAATTGTCTGCTCGTTTGGTAACGTGCTTACGAACTCCATTTTGTTATCAATGGCGTATTTACTCTTTGCCCTTAAATTTTCCTTTTGAGGCTGTACGATTGTTCCGTTCTTGCTTTGTTTCATATTTTGGTAGCGGTTCAATTTTCGGTTTCTCTTGCTCTGCGTCCGGCTCGGTATTGATTAAGAAGCGTTCCGGTTTCGGCTTATTGTACCAAAGCCAATCTAACTCAAAACTCGAACACTCGCACAGTGATTTAATTTTTCCATTAACCGCCATGCGAGTGCCTTTGTGTCCGTCTTTAATCTCGATCATTTGTTTGCCTATGGCGTTGGTAATGGAATATCGGCTTCGCCACCGGCTAAGGTAACAGGCAGTGCCATTGAAGGTACATCTGCATACAGACCAATGGTATAGGCGTTTATGTCCGCCTTTGGATCTTTCCCGGTAGTGTTGACGTTGCCGTCTTTTGGCAAAATACCATGAACGATAAACTCAGTTCCGGTATAACTTACACCGATAAGCCAGTAAGAACCGTTATTGTCGCGTATCAAAAGAACAATGTCTTTACAGTTTGCACAAGCTATCAGGTTCTGATAACTACAACGGGTAGCGGCATTCAATTTACTGATTGCAAAAGTAAACTCTTGGTTCCAGTTTTGAACACCGATTTGAGGTGCGCCGAAAGTTTCAAGATATACCCCCGATTTCTTGTCCATTTCGATGGTGTAAAATCCCTTACCCGAATCCATGTTGAAGCCCGTCACAACATCGCAACCATCGGTGTGAGTGCTGTCAAGTTCAGACGTGCCGGGTGTGGTATTGACAAAATCCTCCCACAGTGCGAACCATGCTTTTGAAACGCCGGAGGCATTACTACAATCGGTAGGCTTAGTTATATTGCTTAACGTACACATAATTTATAGTTTTTAAGGTAGTGATTAAAGTGTGGTTAAGTCATAGCTGAACATTCCTTTGATAAGTCGAGGTTCGCCAAGTCCGGCTCCAAGTTTGAACTTGCCTTTATAGTAAACCATATCATCTTTAGGGAACGCGCCGCGTTGTATTCTAAGTTCCGGTGCAAGTGTGCCGCCTTCGGTGTTCTGAATGTCCGTACCAACACAAAGGTTTCCAAATATGGTATAGATAGCCGCGTGAGCGTTTACCTTTCCAAAATACTTGTAAGGTATGCTGTCAAGTTCCGGGCAATGATAGACCGGAATGCCATGCCACATCAAAGGCATACCGTAAACAGGTGTGTTAAGTGTTCCATCGGTAACGAGCGCATATTGTTGAGGTATGCCAAACCCTGTACCAACCAACTCATTGTAGTAAGCATCATAAACACCATGGCTTACGATAAAGCCATGTTTTTGTGCTGTACGGAAAAGAGGAGAGGAGGTGTCACTGTTTTTCAAGATTTTGAAAATATCGCTACCCGTAATTGGTGTGCCGGTATCAAGCGAAACGCCATCCCAAGCATCCAGATAAGGCAACCCGCCGGTTGTTTCAACTACCGTTTTCTGTCCGTTAGGAAGTACGGTAGATTGAATGGCATAGATAATGCCATCGCATTGTGTAAGTAATGACCTTGCAGCCATTTTCCATTTAGCCAATTCAGATGCAGGTACGCCGTCAGGTGCGGCATCATCAAAAGCAGTACCGGAATACCCTTTGTAACCAAACCAAACCACCTCAAGGATATTGCTTTTAATGTCCTGTACTTTCAATGCAAGATAAGCCTGCATCAACAAACGCCCCATCGGTGTCGCGTTGGGGTTTCCGGCTTCAAGTTCGTACCCACCAAGCCAAGCAAGGCAGCCCTCCAAAAATTCATCATAACAGATTTGGTCTTGTACGCCAAATTTGCAAATGTTGATTTCGTTTGAAGTAGAGTACATTGCGCCCATCGGGTTAAACTCGCAACTTCCGTTTTGAGGCTGAACGGCAATGCCACTGCTACTCAGGTGCGTTACCTTCCAAGAGCTATCTTTTACATTCTTTTTGACAAACCAAAAAGGGTTTCCGGTATTCATAAAGTATGAAAAGGTCGCGGCAAATGCAAGGTCTAACCCGTTAGGGTTTGTGAGGGTAACGTTTTCCGCTAAGAATTTTGGCGAACCGCCTCCGCTCATCATTTGAAAATATTCTAATGCCGTCATGGTATTATTTATTTTAACTTTAGTTAGTTTTAAATTAGCTGCCTAAGCCGCTTGTGTATGTTCGTGCTTTTGTGAAGCAGGTAACACGCCATAGTTAGTAGGGGATAGGGTTTCGGTACAGTTGTTGCCAACCAACACGTAAGACGTGATCATAAACTTCCAAACGCCGTTTGTTGCGGCTGCAATCGTAACGGGTGAAGATGTCGCTTGCGTAATCGTTCCCGTTGGAGCGTCAACGCCCGGTTCGTCGCCCGGTGCCCAATACGAAACACCCCAAGAAACGGGGGCATTGTTTGCGCCGCTTTCAACAACCAACCCTGTAACGACAATTTGAAGTGCCGTTCCGGTATCGGTAATGTTGGCATCAACCAACACCGCCAAAGGGCACATGTAGTTTTGGGAATAGGTTGTGCCGGTAACAGTAGCATCGAAATGAGCAACGCCTTTGCAATCGCCGTCGTCCGTCATTACGTCAACCCAAGCGGTAAGCTCTTGCGTAGTGTCGAGGTAGGTTGCTAAGGTAGCCACTGCAACAACAAGCGAGTTGGCTGTAATTGGGGTAGAATAAATGCCGCCCTTGCCGTCTGTGATGGTTACTTTTGAACCGGCTTGAGTTCTGCCGCCCAAAAGAGGCAGAACAGTAATGGTAAGGTTGCCGCCACTTATAGCCGCTCGGAATTGAGCAACGCACCCTCCCTCGCAACACCCTTTCATCTCGCTTGGCGAAATGTGGATTTTATTTGTGCCTGCATTCGGGTTAATCTTGTTGCCCGATATGTTAATGTATTCGGTAGGCTCTGCCATGATATAGTAAGTTTTTAAAGTTGCTTAATTGGTTACAGTCCCATTTGTTTTTTCACCCACGCCTCGTCTTCTTTCGATACAGAAACGTTAATTTGCTGCGAACTTCCGGCTGCCGGAATTGCGGTTCTGAGGTTGGCAATGTTGGTTATCACATCGGCAATGGTTTTTTTCGATGCTTCGGCTTCTGTCTGCATGTTCTTGATAGCCGTATCATTGAACTCAATTTTAGCTTCAAGTTCCTTTAATCGGTTTTCAATGGAAATAAGGGCAGCTGATACTTTTTCTCCGTTTGCCTGTATGGTTGTCAGTTCGTTTTTGACCTCAACAACTGCCTCGTTTCCGACAAGTTTCACGAAGTCTTCTGCAAGGTTGCTAACATCTTGACTTTCGTCTTTCAACTGAAAGTGCTTGTTGATAAAGTCCGTTATTGTTTTTAACATGGGATTTGAATTTTGATTTAAAACGTTTTGTATTTTCTTGGGCAGCGGTTTTGTACCGATGTGATTTTTGACCTCGTTTGGAACTCTGATACCTTTGGGCAACTCCTTAATTCCGTCAATGAAGCCAAGTTTTAATGCCTCCTCCGGTGTAAACCACGTTTCGGCATTCATGTATTCTCGAATTGTTTTTGTAGGTAGTTTAGACCTTTTGGCATAAAAGGCTGCAATTATATCATCTGCTTTGCCTGTAATCCCTGCAACGTGCATAAGCTCATTTGCATCACCGTAAGCCCCGCCTTGAGCATTGTGTATCATCATTGCAGAATGCGGTGTCATGTAAACCTTATCGGCTGCAAGAAACGGGAATGTTGCCGCGCTTGCGATTAGCCCTGTTCCGTAGGTTGTGGTTTGGCTTTTCATGCCTTTAATAAAGTCGCACATTGCGAAGCCCTCAAAGAGGCTGCCTCCGTCACTAGAAACAACAATATTGGTTTGTTCGATACCGGCTTCGTCAAGCTCGTTCCAAAGTTTTTCCTTTGAACCGTCACCCCACCAAGCCTTATTTATGTCGCCAAATATGGTTATCGTTTTTTCCATAGCACAAGTATAAGGCTATTAACAATCACTAATGATTATTTGCCTATATTCGTACTAATTTGAACGCATTGAAGCGGTTTGCTGTGGCTTTTTGGGGTAGGGTATAAATGCAAAAATGCGCCTTGAAGCCAATCAAGGACGCACTTTTAGTACTCATGAATGCAATATAACCCCAACTCTATCTGACAAAAGACAAGAAAAAGAATTGCAAACAGAAATTACAAGGTTGCGGGAACAGGACTCGAACCTGCGGTTTTCGGCTTATGAGACCGACGAGATGACCTGCTTCTCCATCCCGCATTGTAGGTTGCAAATATACTAACGATATTTTAAACCGCAACCATTAAGCACAAATATTTTTACACCGATAGCACCAAAAACGCAATTTTATTTCTAACTTTGCATTTCTGACCTACAAAAATCTATCTTTGTTCACCTAAACAAAACGCTTATGAAACAGTAGATTTGCTCGCTTTTGTACTTATATAAATTCAATTTTTTAGCCCCTGCTTGTTTCTTCCAGGATAGAGTAGGGGTTATTTTTTTGCCATAGCCTTACACCGACAACCCTCCGTTGTGATACTCCTTTACAGACGCAAGTATCGCCTTTGCACAAAACACCTTGTAAGTGTATGTCATTAGGTTTGCCAAGTCGGTTAGATTGGTCATAAAACCACACTCAACAAGTACGCTCGGACAATTTACGTTTTTAAGCAGATACAAATCGCCTCTTTGCTTTACGCCCCTGCTTTTCAGGTTGTATGTTGATAGGTTCTTTTGCATAATCAAGGCAAAAGGCAAATCTTTGTTGTATAGCGTTTCAACTCCATGTACATCATTAAACGTCACACCATCGCCAAAGGCATTGGCATGAATACTCACAAAATAGGCTTTCTCTTTGCTCAATCTTATGTAGTCATTTGCCGCCTTTGCTCTTGCGGTAAGGCTTAGGTCCCCGATTGAGGTCGAGGTTAGTTTGTGCTTTATGCCCTCATCTACGCACAACTTTTGTAGTTGGTGCGCCACACCTGAATTGAACTCCCATTCATTCATTGCTATACCGAATATGTCAAGTATCGGTGAACGTTTGCCCGGCGTATCGTACCCATGTCCTGCGTCAATTATTATTCTCATACTGTTTTGTTTACTTCGTTTTCTAATTCACCGTTTAAGCTTTCCCTAAGTTCAAGGAACTTAACAAATATCTGTACAGACACCAAGCAACCGCCGGCTTTCCTTTGTAGAGGTATGCCGAATTTAAAGCCCATCCGAATAAGCCTACCGATGTCCTCAACGGTCAAGCCGCAACCGGGGAACATCTTTACTATTTCGGTAGGTGTTTTAAGGCTTTGGTAGAACGTCAAAAAATCAGGCTCCACCGTTCCATTTTTTTTATTGTCAGTATCCATATAGTGATGGGTTTTCTCGAAATTCAATAATTTCCTGTAACATGTGCATGTAGCCGGACAAGCATAACGGGCAATTAGGGTTTATTTTTTCTTTGTAAAAGAAGTGTTTTGATAGCAGATGTATTGCATCATACCCTCGCTTTTTGTGAAACAGTTCCCTAATTTCAATCATTTTGTCCTGCGGTATCAATGCCGCCTGCCGTAAAAAATAACTATCCTGCAAATGCGTTTGCATTGACCTTGTATTTGTTTAATGTTCTTTCTGCCTCAACTACATTATTCACCACGACAACCTTTGATAGTTGGGCGTTAATCATTTCCTGTACTTGTTCCGGTGTTACCCCTTGCCCGACAATCGTTTGCTGTATCGCGGTGCCAAAGTTTGGCGTTATCTCACCACCATTGGCAAAGGTGTTTGTACCGCCCCCGATACCGCCGTTTCTGCGGGTGTTGATAGTATAGTTTGCAGCATTAAGAAGGTGTTGCAATACCGGATCTGCCATTGTCCTTTTTGAGATAGCGAACTTGCTGATCGAACCATCGGCATTTACAAGGTCAACCAACGCCTCACCGCTTTCTAACCTTATATTTCTGCCCTTGTATCTTGCTCGAATATCGTTACCGCTTGCATGGGTTTTGTTGCCCCTAATCATTCCTTTGCCTCTTGCGGGCAACAAATGCCTATCTCCACTTTCAAGATCACCGCCCTCACCAAACACTAAAGCCTTTGCCGATGCTAAAGCAGATGCGAACGCTGCCAATAGTGCGAACATTTCAGCTATGCCGAACACCCCCTTAGATGCTGCCTTTGCAATACCCAATATTAAAGACGATTGTGCTGCTATGTTTTGTGCTGCGGCTAATTTTTTAGATGCCTCTGCAAATATGTTTGCTTGCTTACTTCCCTCCTTAAACAATGTTCCAAGTGAGGCAACCGCCTGCGAACTTGCACCTAAAGCAAAAGTAACTTTATCAACATCCCTTTGCAAGCCTTCAAGCGATATTTCCTTTAGCTTTTCCGTTAATTCATCAACATTGGCTTGAATGTTTAGCTTTAACTGCTCATCATCTTCTAAGGCTAACCTTGCCTTTAAATCAGATAACTTTTGCCGTATGTCCGTTTCAAGCAAATCGAGCGTATCATCCGGTAATTTAAACAGGTCTGCGCTCAATAGTTGAACGACCGACAATTCCTCCTTTAATCTGTTGAGTGCCGCCACTGCGGTTTCCGAGTCAAACAAGGGGTTGCTTTTGTTGTCCTTGATTGTCTTTTGCAGGTTGGTAATTTCACCCTCAATAATCTTAACCGCCTCTGCTGCTGTCTTACCAATCGTTTCCCGTATTAAACTTTCGTCTAAGTCAATCAACTTTAGTTTGGTAGGCTTGAGGTCTGCAAAGGTATTCAGGAATAAGGCAATGCTACTGTCGAGGTCTGACTTGGTAGGTAACGGACTGACTGAAATTGGCTTCCTTTCGTATGATGCGCGTAGTTCGTTCAAGGCTTGTTCTGCCTCTGTCAGTTGTTCGTTAAGCAAGATTAAGTCAAGGATTATTTTTACCTGCCGTTCTTTGGATGCGGTTTTGCTTAACTCGGTTTCGAGTTGTGATATTTGCGCCTTGAATTGTCCTAAGCTACCTGTTTCACCTGCGGAACGCTTTATTTCTGCCTCGCGTGCTGCATTCTCTTTTTTAAGTGTTGCTGTTCGTTTTGCCTCATCTATCTCACGATCTTTTGTTTCTTTTTCACGAATAGCCCTCTCGGTAGCTGTTTCATTTTCAAGTCGTTTCAATTCTTTTGCCCGTTCCTCTGCCGTTTTAACAATGCTGTTAGTCCACTCGGTTTGTTGTGCCACTACTGCGGTAACAGCATTTTCAATAAATGAAGCAGATGCGGCAATGTCAACATTGCTTTTAATGTTCGCTACCTTGCCGGCTTCAACTTGTTTCCGGTAGTCGCGTAGTTGGTCAATCAGTTTTTGAAAGCCCTCGTTGTCTTTGACTTGGTTGAGGTTTTCAATGATCTTGTCAATCTCTTTATTTACCGCCAATAGATTAGCAACAGGACTTGTGTTTTCTTCACCAAACAAAGAACCGATAATGCCCCCGCCGGTAAGCCCTAATTTGTTAGCTTTGCTTTTCCCGCCCACCTCAAGTATCTTGTTGTTGACCTTTTCAAATCGGTCTGCATAGTCCGTTTGCGCCTTAATGACATTGTTTATCCATGTTACGTATTCTTTCAGCGTGTCGGTAAATGTGCTTGAAATTGCGAACTGTTGTAACGTTTTTCCCAACTTGCTTAACGATACTCCAAGTGTATCATTTTGGGATGCAACCTCGTTACTCAATGATAGGTTTACTTCGAACTCTTTGTTTGCCTCGCCTTGTCTTTTGCGTACCAAATCAATGTTTTCAGATAGCGCACCCAATACCGCCCCAGCCCGAACACCGTCCGCACCTACCAACTCAAAGGTTTCTGCTAACCCCTCAAGCCCTGACTTAGAAGACTTGGCATTCTCAATCATTTTCAAAAATGCCTCGTTTGCATCTTCTTTTAATAGCCTGCTGAACTCGGTAACAGATACCCCCGCTATGTCTGCAAACTTGGGGATGTCTTTACCCATTGACAAAATAAGTTGCTGAACAGCACTTGCCCCGACCTCCGTACTTTGACCGAGTTCAACCAATGCCGTACCAAGCCCAAGTATTTCAGTAGCCGATATTCCCGCCTGTGGTGCCACACCTGCCAAGCGTTTAGTAAAGTCAACTATCTGATTGGCACTTGCCGTTGAATCGTCAGACAGTTTATTGATAACTGACCCAACCCGTTCTATTGCATCGGGTAAAGTATAGTTATCTGTTAGCTTAAATATCTCAATAATCTTAGCAATTTCACCAATACTATCTTCGATATTTGCCCCAAGTTCCCGACCTAAAGCAATGTTGATTTTATCGGCTGCGGCCACAAAATCAAGTATATCCTTTTTGCCTGTTACACCCATCTTACCCGCTACAATGGCTATGTCTTGCAATTCGGTTTGTGCGCTGCCGGTGTCGAGTTTGGCAAGTTCACTGTTCAATTCCCTTACCTCTGTCTTTGTTAATTTGGTAGTCTTAGCAACTGCCGCAAGGTTACGGTCAACATCTACCTGTAATTGTGCAAACATTCTAAGCCCATCAATAACAGACGTAAGCCCGAATGATGCTAAGGCTGTAGACATGCCGGTAAACACGCCTTGTAATAGTTGCCCCTTGATAGACGTTTTACCTAAAGCCCCCTCCACGTTTTTAAGTTGCCCGGTCGTTTGGGTTAATTCCTTTTGAACATCGTTTATGCTTGCCTCTAACTTTTCAAATTCGGCAGTTCCCTTGCTTGCCTTTAATAGTTCGGCAACCATTAGCTTGGCTTGCTCGGTCAATTCCTGTTCTTTCTTTTTCAGTTCGTCAAGTTTTCCGACTAGTATTTTATCCCCTCCAAACTGCTTAAAGAAGTCGGCAATGCCCCTTGTGTATTCGCCAACGAGCGTATTGTTACCCGATATTTCGCGGTCAAAGTTTCTAAGTTCGACATTGTTTGCCGCTATCTTGGCCTTTAGGGTTTCAAGTGCATTACCCGCCCGTAAGTCCTCAACTGTCATTTCTTTAATTTCGGGAATGACTGCCGATATTGAATTGCGTAACTTAATCCATTCCTCATCAGGTAAATCCCGACTTAAATCCCTTGCTACCTTTGATAGCAGGCTTGTTTGGTTGCGCAAATCATTGTAAGACCCTGTTAGCCCCTCTGCATTGCGTTGTGCAAGTGCAAGCATCTTGGCTTGTTCTTGTACGCCTTTATTGATTTCGCTTTGTGTAGCCTTTAATTTTGATAGGCTGTTGTTTATTTCGTTAAACCTCTTGATGTCGTCAGCATCGGTAAGGTCTAACCCTCCGTCTTTGGATAGCTTGTCGCGTTCCTTTGTGATGTCTTGAATGGCTTTTTTAATATCCCCAAGATTACGGACTTGAACATCAATACCGTTTATACGTATCTCAAAAGCTATGATTTCCTTATTGGTCTTAGCCATTATATTATGGTTGTTCGTTTATTGAAACATCGTTGCACTTAGGATAATGGTCGTATTGACCACAAACAGAACAGCCGGCACTTGAAAACGGTTTCGCGCATGTGCAGTCGTCTTTACAAGGATTGAGCAACCAAACACAAGGGCATTGTTTGTGACCGCTATGGATGTAGTCCACTATCTTGTCCCTTTCCTTTGTCGCTTCTTCTAATTCAGGTATTACGGTTGCCTTTAAATATTCATCTTCATCGCCACCGCTTAAACATTCTATCAATGCCGCATATTCCTTGTGTACCAATGCAATGTAATTGTCGGTTGCTACCAATAGGGCTTTTTGTATGGCATTTTCGATTTTAAGCCCAACTATTTCCTGTTTAAGTTTGTCTGATATGCACATATTTTTATTGTTTTAGCCTCCACTTGGTAATTGATTTATGATGTAATTGGAACACATATCTACTGTGTCGGTTACGAGTATTTGATAGATTTGTTCTTTATCTTCACAGCTATTTAGCTTTACTCTCACTTCATTGTCATCAATAACAAAGGTACAGCATGACAGCGATGCAACGCTAATAGGCTCACCCCAACCAACGCCGCCGCCTGCAAATCCCGGTATGATTTCACCATTCACAATGCCCTGTTTCATTGTTTGGCATCCACCTGGAATAGGCAAAGAGGTGTCATAAGTTATTGAAAACCCGTTTGTATCGACAACAAAAGATGTTATCTGTGATTTAAACAACTTTAATTGCAGGGAGTTGTAAAACTCCATAACCAAAAGCATGTTGCAGTTATCGTACCATTCTTGTATCAAATAAACTACGGCTGCATCGGCAGGAGGACCTGCCCAATCAAACTCTAATTCGTATTCAGTTCCACCTAATGACCCGCAAGTTAAAGTATCTATGAGATTTGTCGGCTCGATCGCTATCGTTACGTCCGGTTCTGAACACTCCATGCTACAAGTGGGCAAAATACATATATTTGGTGACATAGGAACTACCGGCACAACAAATGCCGTTCCGTTCCAAATGCTAAACGTAGCGTTTGCGCCCGCACTTTGAGTTATTGAAAAGGTAAAGCAAATAAACGTATTATCTGCTATCGTAACGATTGAGCAAGAAACGTTTAGCGTTGCAAAGCATTCAGGCAAGTCAACAACGACAACGCCGGGATTGCCAACACTTACAATGTTGGTTTCATCTGCCTCCGATGGTCGGGTTATCTTACGCAAGGTAACACTTGCCACATTACCCGCCAATGGGTTAAACTCGCTTACATCTTCCAAGATACAATTCATGCCATCCATCTCTCTAACGATCCGGTGCGTAAGGTTGGCAAATTCGGTAGCAGTCATTTGAACCGTTACCTTTTTGTAGAATCGCCCCTCTAAGCATTTGAAATACCTAAACCAATACTTGGCGAAAAGTCCGGGATAGGTGTTTCCATTTATGGTGTGATTGTCAAAGGTCAAACTTGGTGCCGCGCTGTAAATCCCCATTACATCCAACTGATACGACTTTGGATAAATCCCGGCATCCGAACCGTTAAAGTTCCAATGCCCGATAGTGTTACCCTCAAAGTAAAGCAACTTTAGTTTTCCAAAGTCAGTAGTAATATCATCGTAATTGTCCGCTATATTTGCTGCAACATCACCGATAATTACAGGGAATGCTGAACCGTCAATAATAGTATGGGTAATAGCCGAAAATGTTTTGTTTAAGTCTTCCGTTCTTGTGTTTTGGAAGCGTTCAGGAAAGTTGTATGTAGCTTGGTAAAGCCCTATATTATTCTCCTTTTCGTGTTTCGTTAGGTAGCCGTCTCTACCATCCTTTGCATAGCCCAATACGTACTCTTTGGCTAAGTCGTCAAATTCTTGCAAGGTTGCCGTTTCGTTTAAAATAACCTTAGTCGAAAGTCGGATAGATGATTGTGTTTCGTCAATAAATCCTATGCCGGTTTCGTAAGCCTCTGACCACGCAAACATCGGTTCTATGGTAATGGTATTCTTTACGTTATCAATCTCAGCATAAAGGTTAAACATGTGTTTAAGCCCAAACCATAAATCCCCAATTGTTACATCGTTTGGCAGTATTTCTGACCATGCGACTGTTTCACCTAATTGGTATTGCGGATATTTAGATGCCGATAGTGTTCCGCTTTCAAAATAAACAGGCGTATCAAATCCAAATCCCGCCGGATCTCCAAAAAACGCCTCAAAATATATTACATCGCCTGCTAAGAAGTTGTAAAAATGCGACCAATTTATTTCACCCCATCCCGCCCATCCTTGCCCAAACAGTACAAGGAAATAGCGCACACCATTTATATTGATATACAGCCGTCCAAAGCAATACAATGTACCGGGAGTAACAAATAGCGGTTTTAGCTTTTCGATCCTTAAAGTATATTGCCCATTTTCCGGTACCGTAAATTCACCTGTGGCAGTATTATACACCAAAGCATTGTCAAAGTTTGGTGAAGTGCTGTCATCATCAAAGTGAAGGATAAAGCTGTCGGGCGTAATAGCCGGAGGTGTTGAGCCATACCAAACGGTAGTAATGCTTGCCTTAAAGTCGGTGTTCTGTATTTGATAGTTGTTATCTCTATTGCCAAACCTCCCCCAACAAAACGGTAAAATTAGCCGCTTGAAAAAGTCGCTATAAAGAAAGTTGGAAACAATGGTGTAACCAATAGGCTGTATTGAACCAAAGAACCGCTCAAGCAATGAAAGTACCGGGATGGCGGGTAACATGGTTTCATAAAGCCAATTCCCTAAAGCGTTTGGTGCATACATGATAGCCGGATAACAACGGTCAAAGCCGGCATCATAAGGGTTATCAATTCCACATGCCGCAATAACAGCATCAATGTCGGCATCATCCCAAAGGAAGTCGGCAGGTGCAAATAAATCTAAGGTTCTATTTAGTTCCTTAGTCCAGTCGGCGTTTTTGTCCCAACCTTCCACCTGAATAGTGCCGGTGTTCTTATTGGTTTCAACGGTATTGCGTTTGGCATAACCGTTCAATATCTCCATGCCTTCAACCTCAACCACCAACGAGCGCAAGCCCTCGTATTGGTCTTCACTTGTTGACCATTGTTGAGGTGTCTTTTGGGTTGAGGCGTTGTGTGTTGATAGCGGCAACGTAACAGGCAAAAGGCGTTTATTGCCTTGCTTAACGAGGCTATTCCCGACAATCGAACTGCTTAGGTTCGTATTGACTGACCTGTTTGAAATGTCGTAGATAACGCCGTCTATGATGACTTTAATCATACTTAAAGTACGCCCTCCTGTTCGTTTGATATTTGAACCGTTACCGAATAGGTAAACAGCTTCTTTTTGCTGTCATACTCGGCACCTGAACCATCGGCAACAATTACCGGAACATACACCCCGCCGATTTCGGTAACGGCATATCCGGTTTTGATTATCTCATTCAACCAATCAACCTCCTCTTTTTGCAGATTATTGGCAATGTACTTGTACTGCAAAGCACCATCAACACCGTACCTTAACAGGCTTGTATCAAGTGCGGTCGGTGCATTGGGTAGTACCTTTTGATAGCTGCTTGATTTTGCCGATTGTATTTTAAGCCTTTGGGTAAAAAGCATCGTGTCAACCTGCCCGTACATATTGACAAAGTGAAGCGCAAACACCTCGCAATCTTTGACCTTATAGACAATCTTGTTTGCTGCGGTATTGCCCGGTAGCACCTCAAACCATGTAGTACCTGCCGGAATTGCTACGCCGATGTTAAGGCTCATTACCAACAATGCACCAAAGGGAGTGGTTGCCGAACTGATTAAGCCGGAAGCATTGTAATAGTTGAATGTAGCCGAACCGCCTCCTGCCTTATACAAAGTCAGATATTCGGTATAGCCCAATTTAGCAACGCCTTTTGTTTTGTTGGTAAGGAACTTTAGCCCTGTTTGTTGGTCTGTGGTAAGCAGTAATTGTGTGTGCGGCAAGTTGCTGTTAAGCACAATTATTGAGGTTGATACATAATTTATTCCCTCCTCAATCACGTCACCAAACGTTCCTGCGACAACATCAAACTCGGTAAACGTAACTGCAACCAAACACCATCTATCGGCATTTGAATATGCAGTGCCGCCGATTGGGTTAAACGTAAGGTGCGTTTGACTAAAGTAGTCGGATATTGCCCTGCTTATGTCAAAGGTAAAAAGACCTCCAACGTTGTAGGTTCTATCCATTGTAATGGTTGCAGAACCAACGCCGCCGGTTATGCCGATGCTTGCCCTTATGCGTTCAGTGCCTGCCGAACCTGTTACGGTGAACAGTATCGGTTTGCGTGATACGCTGCCGTAAAGTCCTGGTTGTGCTGTTATTGCCATTGGTTATGTTGTTGTTTTATTGCTCGTTACTTTAGTATAAGTAGGGTAGTTAATGCGCTCTTCATTGTCGAACCATTCAACAATCTTGCCTTTTGGTTGACCTGTTTTAATATCGAATACTATATCTGAAAACGAAAAGGACAATCCGCCACAATCAGCAAAGCCGCCAACCGTGCCGCCTACCCATCCATCAAATTCCATGTCCTGTTTGTCGCAAAACACTTGTACTATTTCATTGCATACACTATTATATGCAATGATTATTGCTGTTTGCTTCAAGTTGGCTGCATCTTTAGGTAGTCTTTCAACTTCCATTTCCCACGTAACATTTACAGTCATGTTTGCTTTTGCCATTGGTTTCTGTTTTTTATGGTTACTTGGTTATTTCAGATTTAGCCCTCTCAATCCGCTCGGATTTAGCCATCTCAATCCACTCTAACGCAAACGGCACACATTTACCGTGTTCTGGGCATTCTGGTATCGCATCAAGTAGCTGTTGGCGTTCTTTTAGTAGGCTTTCGGTTACTTTTAGCTCATCCCTTGTTGCTTTTAAATCCAATTGCGCCTTATCTGTTGGAACAATAATGCCAAAAGCTACCCATACCGTACCTACCATTGTTTCCATCAGTACCCGAACTGCATTGTCAATACTAAAGCCTATCCATGCACATTCGATAAATGCGGCAATAAGAAACAGGCATCCAATAAATGGTACCATTTTGTTGCTTAATTTCATTGTTGGCTTATTTTAAGTTAAATTTATCTGAAAATCAAAATCAGTCACGTTTAAAAAATCAAACACCGCCGCCCTCGTATCATCTGCCGCATCATCCACAAAGCCAAGCCGCTTGCCGTTGCTCGAAAATGAATAGCTGCCCTTTGTCGGTATGCCTTGCTTCCTATGCGCCCCGACAACGGCAAAGGCAAACGATTTGTAGTCACCATCGGTAACGGTTATGCCCTTAACCTTTGCCCACTCAATCAAAGCGTCAATATGCGCCTCGCCTCCGAACCTAAACCGCTCCCTTGATACCCCTTTATTGACGTATGCACCATAAAGATACATTAAAACGTCAATAGAAATGCCGTCCGATGTTATTTTTTCAGTGGTTTTAACGTCCTCTGACAGCCTGCCAGAAGCGTTATGCCCCTGCTTTTCGATGTTGTCGCGCATGGTTTGTACGGCAATAGCGGCAACTTCTTTGCTTATCCTTTGGATATTGAGTATCGTTATGGTTATTGGCATGGTGTATTTATTAAGATTGTTGCCAAATCAATTCCTCTATCTCGGTAATAACCGGAACGTCATCCCCGATTATGTGATACAGTACCGTTTTAGACGGGCATCCGTTGTTGTAGGTAATTACACGACTAAAGACTACATGATGCAATGTTTCAACCGTATTGCCTACAACGCCGTTAGGGTTTTCCGGTACGTGCCATTTGATAACATCCGTAGCTATTGCATCACTGGTGCCTGTGGCGGTAGCCGTTACTTGGAACTTGCGGCAACATTCAAAGGAGGGGATTGTTTCTTGAACGAGGTCGCAAGGGTAAGAACCGTACAACACGAAGTAACGGAAAGGTACATCATCAACACCATCATTGATAGTAAAGCCCCATCCGTCAATGTAGGTATTGGTAACAATCAATTCGGCACAACATTGAGAAACAAGGTACATGTCAACCGTATCACCGTCAGCAATAGCAACTAATGTTTCATTGACTGCAAGGCTTTGTAAAAATTCATTGATAGCCACTATGTCGGTAAACGGGATAGGTGTCTGGCACAAAAACTCAACATTGTGGTGCAGCACACTTACCAAAGTAAAATCTTCGTCTATGTGGGTATATATCGGACTATATTCCTTGTTTACCTGATACGTGCTACCTTCCCCGCAATCGGGAGGCGCGATTTCCTCTACTACAAATGATAGCCCTAAATCATCCTCACAAGTTACCTCAACCGGATAAGTAAACCCGCAATCGGTTACGCATGATGCGTAGTACAATGACAATTCGGCCTTAACGCCGCCAAGTCCCAAGTTGCCAAAGGAAAAGCTGATGTCATCCATGAAGTTGACATTATCATTCATGCCAATAAAAGACGTTTCACCTAACAAGCGCAATGCCTCTTTTATGATTGCTAAGACATTCATTTTGAGGTCAAGTAGTATCTGTACTTTGCTTCTTTCGGTGCAATAGTTACCAACACCGCAGCAGCCCTTTTGGTAGGTATCACCTGCATAAAGCACTATCTTAGCGGCAACATTCACGTTACCATCGGTCAAATCGTCTATTGAGGATATAGACGACAAAAGCGGCTCCATGATTAAGATAGGTAATTCATAAGCGTTGCCCCTTGTTTCGCTGCCGTAGCGATTAAACTCATAAGGCGCAAAGGTTTCACTGTTCACGTTGCCGGCTTGAATGTCGGAAAGTAAACCGACATGAAACATATTGAACCGTCCGCAGTTGCCCTGCCCTTCGTGGCAGTCGTTTTGCGCTTCAATAGCGGCTTTGAATGCTTCGTAAATTGCGCTGTCTAAAAACATTTGGAGTATTTTAACTAAGGTTATTTATCAAACACTGCCTATCAAGATAGGCTAAAACTCGATATAGTGAAGTGTTCATCACCGAATATTCCGGTGTTCTTTCTTGTCCGTTAAACCACCCACCACTAATCGCATTGACCAAAAGGTTAAACCATCCGTAAATCTCCCAAATCTTTTCGCCTCTCCTTATTGATTTGATTGAGGCTTCAATTTCCTCTGACGTGTTGCCCGTTGGTTCTGCTGCACTAAATAAGTTTGGGTAACTCGCAACAATAATGCTGTTGGCATGATAAAAAAAAACAGTGCTTGCCAAGCGTAGTGCATTGAGATACTTCTAAACATATCGGAGCGTCTTTTTATCCACCTATCCCTTGCCACTCGCTCTAAAGGTATCTTTTCATCTTTCTTTCTAAACAGTACCGCCAAAATAAACGGTAATGCCTCCATGTCGCCGTTTTCAACAAGCATGTTGTAATACTTGGTAAACTGCATAGCCTCCAACCAATTCCCAAAAGGCTCATCATACATCGGCTGCTCGGTGTTCGTTACGATGTTGGGAATGGTTGACGGAAAGACATACATAGCCCCCATGTAAGGAATAGCCCGTAACCCGCTATCCCAATACCTTTTGGTAAATGCGTCAAAGTCATTCGGCTCTAACAGCAAAGACAAGTACCGTAAATGAAGCAAACGTATCTCAAGCATTGACCGTTCACCTAATACCTCTGCCGGCTCGTCTGTAAAGTGTGAGATAAGCGATAAGGCATCTTCGCCTGTTTCGTGCTTATCTTCCATTTTTAACCATGAGAGGTATTTGTTGAGCGGGATGTCTGCCCAACTTACTACTTGGTTGCCAATACTTTCAGTCGCTCCAGACATACGGCATGTTTTTGGGGTACTGTAAAAGACGAAACATCTATCAATAGGGTATCGGCAAACGCTTCAATGGTTATGCTGTGCTGCTTTAATGCCGCTTGGAATTGCTTGGCGTTCATGTTTCCGTAAGCGGCTACATACTTTTCAATTTGTGCCTGAAACGCCTTTTGTTCTAAGGTTAGATTTAACTCTGTGTCCTTTTGAAGCCGATCAACCTCCGCAGCATCCTTTTCCGCCTGTTCCGTTCCCGGAGCTATTGTAGCTGCCGTTTTTTTTTGAACGTTCATTGCAACGCCAAGGATAGGGGGCAGATGTGATTTGCCTCCCACCACCTTACCCTCTGCTCTTGCGATAAGGTTTTCAATGCCCTGCTTTGTCTGCTTTTGCAGTGGGGATGCTGTTTCTTTTTCTAATTCGGTCAATGCCGATTGAAGTATTTCAATTACTGCTTTCATAAAAAGTAACTTTAGTTTTATTGGTAAGAGGATCGTCTAACGGGTTTAATCTCAAAGTACATGCGCATCATCAACATATCTGCAAAGTCCGGTGAATGTCCTAACAGTTGCTTAATCACCTCCTTGCTTTCAATCTGCAACTTATTGACCTCCGGCTTACGTCTGATGTACTGCAATTCTCGTTCAAAGTTAGAAAGAAATTTCCTATCCTGTATGTAAATGCGTCTATCGTTAAATAATTTCGCCATCACGTAAGTACATTGCGCCTTCAAGTTAGCATAATTGTCTTTCCCGATTGGTGCAGCATTGGCTACAAAAGATACTGCACCCGGCAAATACGCCTTTAAAAACCCTCCGATACCGTCGCTATCATACACCACCCTCGACATTGGTATTGCATATTCGGCTGCTAAGTTCTTGATAATTTGAGGCACTGTTTCGCCGTCCGACTTATCAATGCAAACTACCTTTACAAGTGTCATGCCGAACCATACCCCGATAACAAACTTATCACTCCCATGCAAGGCAATATCGGCACTGATGTAACGCTCACTGCCGGGTATGTAAACAAAGGAGTTGGAAAAGCTATCTACTATTGCATCAATGTCAATAAGCGAATTATCTTCTACTTCATACTCCCAATTTCCATGCAGTAGCCGGTCTTTCAGTACGGTGTCTTCTATCCCCTCAAGCGTATTTACATACGATTTGGCAATGTGTTCATTATCTGTTACCAATGATTTTACAAATGCCTTATCAATCGGTATCGTTCCATCTCGGTGCGGTTTGTAAAAGTCGGTATAAGGCCAGTTCTTTGACGGATTGCCAGACATCAATAGTTTAGGGTGCAAACCATAATCGTCTAACATCCATCTCATACGTGAACGAACAACGTCCTTTGCTTTGCGGGTTACCTGTGGTGCCTCGTCTATAAATCCTCCTGTTATTTCAAGCGAACCCAAACTATTAAAGTCCGGGTCTGACGGATAAAAGAACAGGTCTTTGAGTATTATTTGGCTACCGTTTTTAAACAGAATGTGCGAACTGTCATAATACCTAAAGTATTGATTTCCGTATTCGAGTTTCTTTATTACGTCAAAAAACGTGGATAGTGTCGTTTCCTTTAGTGTCTTTAGTTTTGACCGAGCCATTAACCACTTTGTTTCCGGATAGGTAGTACACATGCTTATCAACCAAAGTACGCCCAATACACTTTTGCCGCCTCCTGCCGCCCCTCCATAGAATAGTTCTGTTGGGTATTGGACTTTTGGGTTGATCATCCTTGCCGCTATGCGCTGCTTTAGTGTTGGCTTTATCATTCATCGCTTGCCTCGTTTTCGGGTTCGTCTATGTCGTCAATCCACGATACCTTTGGCACACTTTCAATCGCTATCGTTTTTCGGTCTTGCATCCCTAAGCGGTCTTTTGCAAGGAATATCAAAACGGTAGTATTGTCGCCCATTGCCTCGTCAAACACTTTCCTTTGTAATAAAGCATCACCATGCGCCTTTTTTATTGCCGAATAAGCGGAAAAAGTCATTTTAAACTTTTGTTCTACCTTTAAATAAAGGGTGTCGGCAGCAATACCAAGTAGCCCCGCTATCTGCACTCCATTGCATCCGGCTATAAGGTTTTTGTTCACCTTGTCCCAATCAATATCTATCTTAGGTCTGCCTTTTGGCTTGCTTGCTTTCATGTTAGTATCGTTTGTTTAATAACAGATATGCAATAAGGGTCATAATCGGTCATAATATACTTCCTGCCATCCACTGCAAACGCCTTTCCTGTATTCCCATACCCGCAACATATATCCAAAATACAATTTTTGCTTTCAATGAATTGTTGCAATGTTTTACTGAATGTATCTTTTACCTCTGCGCCATAAAACGCATACCCCCAAACTTCAACACCGTGCGCTGCTTTTGTTTTTTTGCATTCACAATCGGTAAAGTATTTTTTCGCTGTTTTTGAGGTAATGATAACCGTTGGTATCTTTAATGCGTGAATTATCTCATTTGCCTTTTTAAGAATTTCCACATGGTTGCATTCCTTATTTGCATTCTTATTAAATATCTTTTGCCCCATTGGATATGGCAGTTCTGAATACATGCAATCGGCTTTCAGGAACTCCTCACTTACTCCTTGTAAAATATCCCAAACAAACGCAACCCCATGTTTGCATTTGTATTCCGTTACTATGTCAATTTCCGGTCGCTGCTCAAGAAATCCCTTTAATGCTGAATTATACATAAACTAAGGTTTATTGTTTTGCTTATCTCGTATTTCCTTTTCTATCTTTAGCATGTTTTGAGATTTCCACTCATTGTTAAACTCCCTGTTTTCAAACAGTTTTGAAAATCCTGTGATGTGCTTAATCTTTACGAGTTCCTCTGCCTCCATGCCTAAGTTGTTGCAAATATCGGCATCGTTCCATCCGTTTCTAAGCATCTCGAAAACAATGTTTGACATTCCTACTGTGCTATGTTTACCTCTTGCTCGGTTATGCCTTACGGTGGCTGCCATCCTTTCGTTTAGGTCTTTGTCAATAACAACACATGGAAGCCTTCCCATGTTTGCCTCGTATATGTCCTTGTTGTTTTTGCAGGTAAAATACCTGTGAAAGCCATCAACTATGATATATTTGTCGTTTTCTTTGTCATAAATAGTAACAATAGGTTGCGTATAACCATCGTGTTTTATGCTTTTGTAAAGCAAACCCATTTCGATTCTTGCAACACTGTTTGGGTTATAGTCGTTTGGGCAAACCTTTTCAATCGGGATCCACTGAACAAAATCAACCGGCTGCTTTATCGGGTGAAGTTCGTGAATGTACGCCCTAAGTTGTTCGATAAATTCTATTTTGTCCTTGGCACTATTAAAGCCATCCTTTATTGACTGTTCAATATGTTCCATATTTGTTGTTTTTGTGGCTCTGATAGGTACTTGTCATTTGTTATTTCGCTCCAAGGCACCGATTTGAATTTTTCTGTTTTGTTGCTTTTAAGCCAATTCAAAAAAGCATAGTCTTGTTTTCTTACTTGATTGCCAAGTTTTGTAAAATCATAATCAGCAACCAGTATCGTGTTAATAATTATCTTCCAATACCTTTCTTTTGCATAATCAGAAGCATTAGAATAGTAATCAAATCCAAGCTTCTTTTTACTATTAATTTTTTCAAACAACATTTTTTTGTATTGCTCCTCTACTATTAACTTGTCTGCCAAATAAAAGGCATATTCTTGCCAATCTTTAAACATATACGGTAAATCATCAGGACACGATATGGCTTGCATTTTAAGTTGAGAAACAGCATTTGCGCCATGTATCTTTTTTGCTATCCTTACCCACGTTTCAGGCTCTAACTCCTGTATAAGCAAAAGATTTTGAACACTCGTTTCGTGGTGAAGGTTACTAACGCGCATATCTTTGTATGATACACCATAATTGTACATCAAATCATAGATTTTGTTGTACGGAATGCTGTATCTATGAATGTATGTCCAAACGTCCGATATTTCCCAATCATAAATAGGGTGAAAAACAAACTTGTCTTTAGTTATTTTTTTGCCAAATGTTATGTGTTTATATGTTTTTGCGCCTCCCAATGTCATCATTCTTGTTGGGCTTTCTTGCGCTCTCATGCCTCCTATAATAGCCGTATTTTTAGGAAAGTCTTTAGTTTCTATTTTTACAAGCAATTCGTGAAACCTATCTGTGCCGTAGTTGTTTTCTTTAATCGAAATCAGGTGTTTATCCCTTATCCATTCGTCACCCTCACGCCAACAATAATTGTACCTTTCTAATGTTGATGCGTTGTTTGTAATTACCATCGGGATTTGATACCAATACGGTTTTACTTCCGGCATTGTCATTATGCTTTCTACATAATCTGCCGTTGCTTGCCATTCTGCCTCTTGGTCTAACCAAAACACCGATAACGGTAATCTGTTTAATTCTTTTGCTGCCTCTAAGCAAAGATAAAATACGACAGTACTGTCTTTGCCTCCCGATATTGACACTACAATATTTTCAAATTCAGAAAACAAATACCTTATTCGTTCTCTTGCTGCTGTTAATACATCTTTGTTGGTGTATATTCTCACTTGGTTTCAACTTTTGCTCGGTTGATCAGGCTTGTAATTTCAACAGGTGCGCCCATGCTCCAGTACTTGTTTCCGTCAGAGGCATAGTAGTAGGTCATCTGCTTGGTAAAAAACATTTCCTTTTTTCCGTTTTCTCTTATGAAACGAACAGCATCCATAAAATCTGTTTCGCTTGCCCAATCTTTTTTAAGCGTGTATTCGTGAGGGAACTTAGGTATTGTTTTGGCATAAATGTATTTTGCTCCAAACAATACAGCTTCGGCTTGCTGTTTATTCATGATTTTTTACTTTATTTCAAATTCAGTTAAGCAGTGCGGACAAATAACCTTTGTGCCTTGGGTTGGCAGCAGAATGTTTTGCTTGTTTCCTTCCTGTTTATTTATTTCGTCTTCGGTAACGTTGCCGTACATCGTTTCGGGATTAAACTTTGGTTTAAATAGGTCGTCACTGCTCGTTAATCCTTTCTCCCACCCATGCAACTCAACACCCCACTCCACAATCTTTGGGCTTTCCCACTCATTAGCTAAACTATCCATTTCCCAATCCCCGTACCCGGCATTGTCCTTGATTGCATACTCCTTTAGCTTTTCAACCGATGTTTCGGGAGGTAAGATTTTACAAGGCAATGACTTGTAGCCTTTTTCCTTACTGCCTCTTAGTCGCATGTTACCTGCAATGACTACATAGATATTTCCGACTTTGTAAACCCAAAGCTCTTTAAGGCTCAACATTTCCGGGCTTTCGGTTAAGGACTGTAATAGTAGTTTGTACCGCCAATCCTTGATAAAGCGCGGGTTCTTTGGTACGCCCTCGATTTGCCCGTTATTGTTTTCGAGTAGCTTTACCGGCAACAACTTTGTTACCAATCCTTTTAGCTCTGTGATTTCTGCCATAAGTTTACCCTTTGATTTTGTAATTCAATCCCATACAAGCAAGGATATAAGCATCCCGTTTATCCTGCTCCGATGCTTGCCCTTTGTAGTTCTGTAATACATGCCCGTAATGCTTGGCTAAGTATTGAACGGTATCATTGCCCCGCTTTGCTCCCTTTTCTCGCGGTGATACTTGGTGTGCATTGTCTTTGTACCGGAACTTGCATATCTGATACGTGTATTCCGATGCTGCTTGGTTCATGCCCACATTCCTTGACTTAGCGGCTACCACAAGTTTGCTGCCGGACATATCAAAGGTGATGTTTTGCAGGTTTGAGTTTTCGACTACTACAATAGCATCTTCCGGCGCATCGTGTAATATCCATGAAATGAATTGAAGCAACCCGCCTTTCATTATCGTAAATGCTGCGGTGTTGTCGGTGTCAATTACACAAACGGCAAAACCGTCTTTGCGGAAAGACGGGTCAATGCCGATGTAATTCATCGGAGGTAGTTTGTAGGGTTTGGGTTCTGCTTGCATGTTGGTAGGCTTTTCAAATGCAAAGTTATACATTTTGCGGTAATTACAACCCAATTTAATTTTAACCTTAGTTTTTGTTTAGGTTAAAGGCTAAAAGCCTCAACAGTTTTCGAGTGTTTTTGTTATTGGTTTATTTGTTTCCTATGTTCCTCAAGCGTAATAACGGCAAAATCAAGTGCAGCAGAAATAGCCTTGTTTATCGCCCTATCCCTTTTACATTCGCCGCTGCCTGCATGAAACTCGAACTTGCCTTGCTTTGTGCGGTCTAACGGACTAATTTCATAGGTCATACAATGATAGTCTATTGTTAGAATTACAGAGGCGGTAAATTCTGTTTCCTTTTCTTCATCGTACTTGTAAAGTTCGACAAACTTGTATGTTTCGGATAGCTTTTGCATGTTGTTTAAATTTACAAATATCCTAAATTCTTAGCTTTCCTATCAGCATTCTTTTTATCCCTTGCCCAAACTTCACCGCCACTGTAATGCCACTTCTTTACTCCTTGCGCATGGAAGTTGCGTATTTTGGCATCGTTTAGCCTTTGCGCTTTTTCTTCCGGTGTTTCTTTCGTTTCAGGTTCAAATCCTGCGTCTTTTTTCTCTCTTGGTTGCTGCGAAAATGCAGCCCCCATAAGTGCTAAAACGGCTAATTTTTTTGGGTTCATGGGTTGGTTTATTTAAAGTAGTCTAACAAATCCTGTTTCGTGATTTTGCCCTTTGTGCCGTTGGGGTAATAGTACTTAGGCACCCCTTCATTTATCTTGTCAATGTTAATGCTTGCATGTAATGCGACCTTGATTTTTTCTTCAACTTCCTTTAATACTCCATCGTCTGCCGATATTCTGTCTTCGTAATTGTCAATTATCTGCTCGATTATCACTTTGTGCAGCCAATCTTCGTATATTTCACAAACCGGCTCAAGTGTTGATAGTTCCGTTTCTTGCTCAAAGTTGTCAGGCAACGCCTCAACGTCATCTTGTTCAAGCTCCAAATGTGCTAAGTAGCCCTCAATGTCTGTGTAAAAATCCTCGTCAACAAAAAAGTTTTCCATGTTGCTGTAATTTAAAGTGTTACAAGTAAAAGTAAGTAATCAATAGCAGCATCAGGAAAAACAATGCTCCCGATGCAAGCAGTATTTTCATTGCGGTTTCTGCGGTTGACTTGCTCATGTTATTCTTTTAAGGTTAGTTTTTACCCTCGTTTACTCCCTCCCTCCCAATAAACCTTATTCATTGTCTCCAAAAATCGGTTACGGATATAATCCCCGTAACGGTTTTCAATCTCCTTGGCATCGGTGATGTTGGTTGTAATGTGCGTTACAAACTGCTTATCAACCTGCCAAGCATCATACCTTGCCGAAAAAACCATTTCAACCGGACTGAACCTTTTACCATACCGCACACACTCCGGCTCCCGTCCGACATCGTTTATCGTTAGAACTTTTGCCTTAATGTATCTGTCAAGTGCTTCCTCACCTCCATTTTCGCCCTCCCTTTGATAATCGCTTACCATCTTTTGAGCAGACACAATAATGTTTGCCCCATTGTGATAAAGTTCATTGTAAGACGGTCGGGCAACAAAGTGCTGCATAAGAGTTGTTTTGCCTACCCCTAAGCCACTTGAAAGGTATAACCCATTCCTTAATACCCCTTTTTTGCCGTTGTTCATCATCTGGCTTTCAAATTCAGGACTACCGGAAAAGTAAAGACAAATCAAGCGGTACACCCTTGCATCTTCTACGTTACAAAGGAATGGTTGAGGCTCGAACTGTTTGCATAACTGTTGATAGAGAATATCCTTTGTTCGCTGATAAGTACGGATTTCTTTTTCCCCTATCTCGCGAATTGACCTCCAATAGTCCGCTGTTATCTTGGCAAGTTCCGCCTGCTCTTGCTCGGTTAAGGGCTTTACATCTTCACCTAACCTCTTTGCAAGGTAGGCTTCGGGATTATCCCAATAGGGTGACGGTTTGCGGGTGTCTTCGTTTTCCATATCCATTAGAACGGGAGTATGTGTTCGTCAATAATACTAACTGCATCTTTTAGTAATTGCTGTACCTGTTTTACAACGGCATTTGCAGTGTCAGTTTCGCCTTTCGGTAACTCAAGCAATATTTTTTTTATTTTGGCTTGAAGCTTGTCAAGATTTGTGTCGTCATTTGCGGTTATTTGCCCATCAGGAACAACTATCTTTGCTTTGTCTGCTTCCAGCTTGGCTTTGTCTGCTGCTGCTTTGTCGGCTTGCATCTGCTGTAATTTAGCTTCTGCCAACAACTTGTTTTTGCGTTCCTGTTCTATGGCTTGCGCTGCTTCATGCCGGTCTTGCTCGGCTTTTCGGTCTGCTGCATCCCGGTCTGCTTTGGCTTTTGCTGCCTCCTGTTCTAATTTATCCTTATCGGCTTTTGCCTTGTCTAACTGCTTTTTCAATTTCTCATTTTGGATGCGGTCTTTCTCGGCTTGTTTAACGCGTTCAATTTCGGCAAGCCTGTTTCGTTCTGCCTGTTCTGCCGCCTCTTTTTCCTCACGTTCTTTTTTCTCCTTGGATGCTATACAGCCTGCCAATAGTATTGCATAGTCTTCATCGGGTAAAAGTCCAACGTCAATGCGCATCGGTACAAATTCCCGTAACGGATAAAGTTCGATATTGCGCTCACTCCTTAACTCGTTAATCCGTATCTGCTCCATGCGTTCTGCAAACGTTTCCTGATCCTTTAAGTATGCCTCCATTTCCTTAGCTGCAGTTTCAATGGAATTGTAAGCAGATTGAATAGCGTTACCGTACTTTAGTGCCTGCTCTTTTTTTGACACTCGGAGGTCGTTTGCTGCCGTTCTTATGTCGCGTATTTTAAGCCTCATTTCTTTGGCTTGTGACATCAATAGTTTTTCGGTTGTCTTGGTAACGACTAAAGAATAAACGGTGTCCTGTTTTTCGTTTAGCTTTTCAAAGAACGGTGCGAAACTGTCTTTGATTTCCTTTGCAATACCGGCATCTAACCCTGCCGTTTGGGTGTTGAGTAGCTCGGTAGAAAGTTTGATTGTTTTCATTGTCGGTTATGTTTTTTTTTAAAGTTATTTTTAAACCCTCCTGCCCCTATCATGGGTGATTACGCTTGCATGACAGGCGGAGGGTATTGTTTTGGTTTAGTTTGTAAGGCATTTGCTTATTACCTTAATAGATTGCAATGCAATGTTTTCGCGTGTTACTAATGCCGTTGCCCTTGCGTTTTTGTGATGGTAAACTTCCGGTTTCAATCCGTCTTTTTTGATATGCCCAAGTTCACCGTTTTTAACCGCTTCGTTTAGTGCTTTTCTAACACTACTTATCATCTTGCCTCTGATAACTCGAACGCCCATCATCTGAACAATCAACACATTTGCTTCGTCTGCCGTTATCTTGCCTTGTTGCATTTGGTCTTGAGCGTATTCTACTGCGTTTTGGTAGCTTGTCATTTTTCGTGTTGTTTGCGTATTAGTTTAAAAAGTTTTTACCGTCTAATCCTTTTGCAAAAACCTGTTTTGGCGATTTTACTTCTTTCCAACCGCAGGCTTTAAGCCTTTTTATTTCGTCTTTACATGAAGTTGTAATCTCTTGTCCGCTACTGCCAATAAATGTTTTTTTCGCTTTCATGTTGTTTCTGTTTGTGTTGTTTAAAAGTAAATTGCTTTCGTTCTCTTTTCTTACGCAAAGTTAGAAACAATACCTTAAACTACAAACTTTTTTCCAATTATTTTTAAACTTTTTTTCAGTAGCCAAAAAAGCCTGCCGGAATAAGCCCTATCAATACCTCAATACGGTGCATCCGGTAATGCTCCCCGATGCTTTTATTGCTTGCTTGCTCTGCCTCGTATGCCTCAGTTAAGTGGCTTATGCTTTCAAATACCTGCTCGTTGTTGAGGGATAGTATTCTGTTATCTTCTCGGTCGTAAAAGGCGAAGGTTGTTTCGCCTGTTGCTTGGGATAGGTTTATGAAGTGGGGCATAGGGTTGTGGGTTATGGGTATTCACAAAATAACGAACAAAAACAGTCAGCCAATATTATTGACTTTTGAACATGTGTGCAGTTTTGTATAGGATCGCCTATTCTTTCTTTGAAAATGCCCCTCCATAGTGTTCCAAAATCAATATCGTTGATGATTATTTCAGAACCGCCTATCCCACTAAAGCAACTTAGGGTAAATCCAGTCATATCTTTATGGATATACAATTCCGCGCTATCTCCGTCATTACAAAACCAATCGCTTGACCATTGTTGATATTTGGAATTTTCACTTCTAAGCGTCCACAATTTAGCGTAAACAGAAAATGATGTTTGTTCGCCTAAGTCCCTTTTGTTTTTTTGTGCAGGCATTGTTTTAATTATTTAAAGTTAGTTTATTCCCTCTAATCCAAATCGCTTAAACACCGGCTCAAATATATCAAAGAACCATTTCTGCGACTGTTGTAATTCGTTGTCTGTTTGTATTGCATCAACCCGCTTTTGCTCCGTTTCGTGCCACAAAACCGCTTGATAAAAGTAGTTTTCGTTTTCGTCAAACGCTTCTTTAAGCATACATTTTAGTAATTGGCTGTAAAGTATAGGAATTAGGTCACGAAGATCCTTGCTTGGATATTCATCATTTAAAAAAGAATGGTTTTTGTCGAACCTTATTGTTATAGATGCGGAATATTCGTTTGCCCATGATATTCTTAGACCCCAAATTCGAGAATGTATTAGTATAGAAACGTCAATCAATGCCTCAAGCAGGGTGCAGTTCTTAAACAATATCTCTACTGGGTAGTCAACAATAAACGCAACGGTATCATATCTTTTCATGGTACTTTAGTTTATTCTAATCCAAATTAACCGCCTGTGAGCTTGTAATTCTATTGCTACTGCCGTTAAACGATCCAGTTCTTTTTGCCGCCCTTTCCATGTCCTCTTTTACCGCCTTAACCACCCATCCCCGAATGCAGGCGGCATGATTTTGCTTGAGGTACTTTTCATGCGCCGCGCCCGTTTGTCGGTCAATCCAATTATCTAACTTTTCTATGCAGTCCTCAACGAACTTTGCCCCGTACTTTTCAGTGAATTGCGCGTGTTCGTCTTTTGATAGTTTAACGAATTGCAAATAAGTTTCAAGCGTGCCGCGCCCCTTCCTTTCTTTTTTTGGGGGATCGGTTGGTAAGGTTAGGTCTTTATCGCTATCAATTTTTTTTGAAAAAAAAGCGGGGGTGTCTTCTTTCTTAGTATCTGTAATAGTATATGTACTAATATCTGTAAGAGGATTGTCACTTTTTGACCAAATCGGTTTGGACTTTTTGACCAAATCGGTTTGGACTTTTTGACCATTCTCATTTGCGCAAAATGCAGTTAATTGGTCAATGACTTTATTAACATTCAATCGGTAGTGCAATGTCGGAGTGCCTGCAAACTTCCTTACCTCTGTTTCAAGTATGCCTATTTCTTTAAACTTTGTTACCGCCCTTTGAAGTGATTTTTGTTCTATCCTTATCTCACTATGCCATTCAACATGGGATTTGGCAAAGTAGCTTGTATCTGGGTTTGGTGTGCGCTCTTGCCAATACCACATCTGCGACAATAGCAGTGCTTGAGCGTGACTGCCTGTAAAGTCAATAAACAGCACGTTGGTAACGAGCGTGTTGTTTGTGCCGATTAACTCCCTTAGAACGTTTCTAATGCTTTCCATGATTTGGTTAAATTATAGAACCCTATTGGCTGCATTGAATAGTGTCTGAAACAGGGCGCAAGAACCAAAGCCCATCACTAAACAAATGCACCCAATAGGGTTTACGTGAAAATGTATTTTACCAATCATTGGTTATGCTTTTATGCCGGTTTCAGTCGGCAGTGTAAAGATAATTCTTTTTGTTCGATTTTATACTATCTTTCTAATTATTTATTGTAACTTTGCAGCACAATATTTAAACCCAAAAACAGACCATGAAAATATCACTAATCAGCGAAAACAAACCGGAGTTTGTAAACATTGGCGCAGATGCTACGATAATCGAGGGCAACTATCCCTACCTTGCCCTTTACTGCTTTGTAAAATCACGTCCGGGCAACTCGGTTGAACTATCAAAGGCTTTGTTTCCTACACAAAAAGAACCGAACAAATCGTTTCACATCTACCATAAAATCGAAAAGGATCGTCAGGCAAAGGGTGAAACGGGCAGGATTATTAAGCAGGAGCAAATCAAGCGGTTAGCCAAACTTGGTATTGTGCTTGATACCGGCATCTTTGTTGAGGATGGTACGGTGAAGCGTTATACTGCGGTTTGGAGTGTTGCCTCTTAAAGTTCCCGATATTCAGTAAACGGTTGAAGTACTTTGTAGCCGTTTCGCTTCAATAAATTTACTGCCATTTCGATTTCAGTTAATTCTGTTTGCTTGGTCTGTGGCTCCTGTTTCTTTTTCCATGTCCTTGTTGTTGCTCCCCTTAGAGCATTTAACTTTAAGAACTCGGCTATTGCTCCATCTGCCACCCTTGAACTCGGAAAGCCTTTGCTTGTGGCGCATCTTGCAAACTGGTTGCTATTAAAGTGCTTAGGCATTTCAGATAAAACATCTTTAAGCAGGGACATGCTATTTTATTTTTAAGGTTATTTAAAAGCCCCTCAACCTGTGGGTAATGCAGGTCGAGGGGTTTGGTTTTAGTGGTTTTAGGTTTTAAGGTTGGTTAGAACGGAGTGATTATCTCATCCCGTATTTGCTTAATCTCGTCAAGGCTCATCAACACATCACCATCAATAAGGTAGCCGGGATGGTCGGTGTTTTCTGCTGCCTGTTTTGCAAGTTCCCTAAAGAGCATTTTAGCCACAACAATGTCCGTTTCCTTGCGTAAAGTGTCAACTGTGATTTTGCCGCTTTTCAGTAGGGCGAAAATCTTTTTGACATCCTTGGGCATCGGCTCGGCTGCATCGCCTTGTAAGGGGTATTCATTGCTCAACATCAAGTAGCCTTTAATATTCGGTTTGCAGTAGTTGAAAAACTCTTCTATCTGCTTATCCAATTTAGTAAAAACTAACTTGCCTTTCAATCGGTCAACCTCAACAGAATAGTTCGTGTTGGTAATCGTTCCGTCACCGGACTTTACAATAGTGAGGTCAAAGTCCGAAATGGTTTTGCTGCTCAATGCCGCCTCTGCTGATAGGGCTTTCAGTGCATCCTTAACGGTGTACTGTGAGATACTCCAAATCTGCAAACGGTTTTCTGCATAATTGAAAACAATGTAGCAGTCAATTTCGCGCACCTTGTCGGTCGGGTTTGCTTTTTGAACCTCACTTGCTTCAATCTTGCCGTCACTTAATAGCCTACGAAAAGGCATTACTCTTGGCGTTCCATCTTCACGCTTAACCACTTCGCCGGCTTCGTCTTTCTTTACAACAAACACCTCATTGAATTGAAGCGGTCGAGGGTTTAAGATACGAACTACATTTGCCTCTTTGTCTTGAGGCTTTGACACTAATTTAGGAAAGAAAAATTGCTCTTGCATAAAACTTGTTTTTTGTGATTTAGTAATTTATGATTTAAAAGTAACTTTAAGTTTGTCGAAGTACTCGGCATTGTTCGCCTGTACCTTCTCCATGTCTTTCTGATGCTGTATATACTCTTGCGGGTAATCCTCCTTGAGTTGTGCGGAAGCCATTCCGTAGGCTGCCCATAATTCAAGTCTAATTCTTGGATGTTCGCAGCCGGTAATCTGCTCTACGTTTTTGATAAAGGCTTCTGTTTGCCTTAGTCCTGTGATTAACTGCGCTAATTGTTCTTTGTAGGTTGGCAACTTGGTTTCTTCTACCAATTCGGTTGAGGGGTAAACAAATACTGCATAATCGTTTCCGTGTTCGTCTGTCATTGAAGCCGAAAGCCTGAAACTGCCTTTTGCGTTAAATTCGTCAATATCATGTTCACTTAACTTAATTCTAAACTCAATGCCGCCATCAATTACCGGTTTTCCGTTTAATGCTTCAATGCCGTTTTCAATAACAAACTGTCTTACTGTCATGGTGTTGTTGTATTTATTAAATAGTTACTAAGTGGTTTTCGATAAATTCTGCTGTTGCAAAAAATGACAATACAGACTTGTTGAACAGTTTGTATTCGCCGTTTCCTATTGCCCTGACTTCATACGTTCTTTCTTTGCCGTTGATTGAAAGTGTAATTTTAGAACCGATTATTAAGGTTGTCATTGTGTGTTGTATTTAATTTAGTGAATTACTCTTTGCTTATTTTCTTACGCAAAGTTAGAAACAATCCCCCGAATAAAAAAACTTTTTGCAAATTATTTTCAAATTATTTTTACGAATTTACAAACCGTACCTTTATGCTCCTTACCTTTGCCCTGTAATTACAAATAAACCAACAATAAATAAACATGAAGATCCACCGCAATCCCCCTAAAAACATTGAGTTATTTAACGCCAATTACGGGCAATACGTTGCTGCCAATGGTGTTAAATGGATAGGCACGGTGCTTGGCATCGTTACAGAATTTGCTGTAATTACAGCGTTAATCAATACCCACATTGCCCCGTTACTGTTACAGAACGTCCAAGCAGCCACGATTATCAGTTATGCGGTGTCGGGCATTCTTGTATTCATGCTTGCAAAAGAACGCATCAACTATGCAATGGAGATTAGCAAAATCATTGTTTTAGGCAAGAGTAATTCGATCGGTGCATCTGCCAATATCAATACTTTGCTTATCGGTCTTGCCGTCTTTGCTATCTCCGGTCTGATAAGCTATTTGGGCAGTATAACCATGCTTAACAATACCTACACACCGCCAAAGACAGAAAACGGTGCCGAGTTCGATAGCCTCTATGTAGGTCGGATTTCGAGCATCAACAACACCTTCAGTAAGGATAGCGCCAACACTGCATCAACTTACAATGCCGCTATATCGGCAGAAAAGAAGCGGGCCAACTCAATGATTGTTCCTTTAGAAAATGAACTTAAAAGAAAGAAATGGTTGCGGTCAAAGTTACAGCCACAAATTGATAGCCTCTACGGTGTAAGGGGTAAGGCGGTTGCTGAATTGACGAGTGAAAAGAACGCTGCACTATTGCAGTTAAGCAAAACGAACATCCAAAATAAACAGGTAGTGCAAGACCAAACACAGTCGAACATTCAACTCATAACAGACAAGAACCAAATCAAAACGGCATCAGCAACCAATATGTTCCTGTTAGCAGTTGATTGGTTTCCGGCAATTATTATAGTGTCCTTGATTATGCTTGCATCAGGATGCTTTGTGATTGTAAAGTTTGAGTTTCAGTGCGGTATTGAGCGGGTCATACTTCCGTCTGCCTATGACCTTTTGCCCTCGCTGTTATCCGAATACAGGGAGGCATTTGCGGACTTCTTTCAATACCAACTACGCTCCGTTGCTGCCGGTATCAGAAACAAAACAGGGGATGCAAGTAAGGTAACGGATGCAAATACATCTGAATTGGTAAGGATCAACCTAAAGAAGTATCGGGAAAAACTGATAGACAATTCGGATATTGACGACAAAGAAAGCCCGGCAAAGCATGAAGCAAGCAAACCGGCTACTGAGCAGATAGATAAGGTTGTGCAGGAGTACCTTAACACCTACCGAATACACCGCCAACGATTACAGATTTATTCGGCTCGTGAACAGACAACGAGCAATGCAGCCGCCTGCTTAAAACATCAAAGCGCAATGGATGAGGCGGAAATGCAACTCGGTAAATTAGGCTACCGGATTTCGGTAGGCAAAAACAAAATAACTTTAGTTTCTGTTTAGATACTGTTATTGTTCTATTAAGTTTCATTGTGTTGTTCAGGTGCAGGTTACGTTTGTAGCCTGCACTTTTTTTGTACCAAGTTCCCGATGTCGGGAAGATGGTTTGCCGTTTGTAGGCAATAAAAAAGCAGGCAACATCTCTGCCGCCTGCTGACACCCTTAAAAAAACTCCGCAAATGATGTGCGGTTATTGTTTATTGTTTAAAACGGCAAGTCGCTTTCGTACTCAAGCAGTGCCTGTTCGCTTGTTTCCTGCTCCCGTTCCGGTTCATCATCAAACACCGGATCGTCAAGCAAGCCCAATGTTCCGCCCTCATCTTCCTCCTGTTCCGGGTCGCTTAGTACCTCGTAAGACGTTACATTGGCATTGGTGTAATACTTTCCGTTCCATTCCCTACTCTCTACATCACACTCAATATAAATTTGCTGCCCTACTTGAATAGGTTCTGCAAGTTGATTGTCGAACATCTTAACCGCTAATTTGCTGCCCTCGTCAGGTTGTACGAGAATAGAGTAGATGCACCACGCTTTACCGTACTTGCCCACTCCTTCACGCTCAACCTCAAAGTGTATTACTTCGCCTTTAAATTTCAGTTCCATGATTTAGTTTGTTTTGCTCCCGAAAGGATGTTAATTTTTCGTGTTCCGGCATCGGTACAAATTCTATGTAGCCGATGTATTTTGCTATCCGTAGCGTTCCAGGCTTATCGTTGTTTCGTTTGTAGAACTCCGAGCAACAAATACGCTCGTTATTCATGCTTGCCTTGTGGCAGATAAAGTAGGTACATTGGTTTTCGCACCGATCTAAAACAGTCTTGCGTCTTTCATTGCTTACAATCTTATCCTTGGAGAATAGGCAATTTTTGCAAGGGGTTGAGAATACTTTAATCATTGCCCGTTTTTTGAATTGTCAAAAATAAAACTCCCTTTTTAAGCGGGTAATGAGTGCCTTCGCCTTGACCATTGAATACCCGAATAAAATCCCCAACCCGCCACCATGCAGATGTGCCTGCAACGGCATGTACTTGGTTGGTCGTGTCGGCAAAGATAAACAGGATAAGGCTATCCTGTTCACCTGCCATTTCGATTTGGATTGAGCTTTCCGGCTCCTGTTTTGTTTGTTGTGCTGCTGCGGTAAGTGAGCATAGCAGTATCAATAAAAGTAAGGTTAGTTTTTTCATGGTTAGGGTGTAATTTTTTTAAGTTCACAAATTGAGCTTGCTATCATGTTTCTTGCTGTCGCACGTTTTAACTCAAATACCAAATCGGAATGGTATTGTGTTAGCCAATTATCAAGGTCGCTCAATAGTTTGCTGTATGCCGCTTTTCTTTCGTCTGACGACACGACCTCTGTTTTTAGTGCGCTCAATACGCTTTCCCTTCTTTCCTTGCAAATTGCGCTTGCTTCTAAATGACAAATACGGTGTAGTTCCTGTTCAAAAATACCTTCCATTGTGGTTTGATTTATTGTTAGTTATAGAATTTATTTAAAACTTTCCTTTTCTGTGGAGGGTTAAACACCTCCATTATTGCCTTGTGCTGCTTGTGGTTTAAGCCGGATAGAGTAGAAGTTATGTCACTGCTAAACCCTTCATTGTGCAGCACTATTGCCTCTGAAACTTTCGTTATTTTAATGTAGTTGATAGACGGATCGATTTCGTCTGTCGAGCAGTACCATTTAACAAAGTCGGCATCATCTAAGGCAATTACCGCTACCTGTTTTACCTTGAAAGTTGCATTGTCGGCAACTGCTTTTTTAAGCGTTTCAAGTTCATTGCGAACCCTTAACAATTCCTGCGTAACCAATACGCCGTCAGATGCAAATTCATCTTCAAAAACAACCTTATCAATAGCTCTTTGGCGTTTGCGGTCAAGTTCTGCGAATTGAGGCGTGCAGTTGATTAGAATGTCGTTTAGTCCGCTGCGGTTTCCGTAACGGCTAAAGTGGTCACGAAATACTTTTAGCTGTGGTTCGCTTGCTTTGAAGTATTCAAGTGGCTTGGTAAAGGATAGTTTTTCGCGCTGCATTTCCATCGTTCCTAAAATGTTCTTTAGGATTTGGGGCAAGTTACTATACCCTTTTAGGTAGCGGAAAACAATATCCATGCGCTCAACTCCATACTTCAATCCATGTTCACTTTCATAGGTGAACAGTGCTGCCGATGATACGGACTGTTCATCATCGTACCGTTTTCCTTGCCATGTTTCGTAACTCATTTGCTTGTTTTTTTTGGGTGTGGTTAAAAAACCTCCGGCATTGTTACCGCCGCCGGAGGTGAGAGTAACTATTTACAACTGTAACGCCTAACTCAATAATATTTGAAGTGCCTTGTCGGTCTGATTTTTCACCAAACCGTTATCCATGAAGATAGACGAAAATTTGCTGTCTAAGGTTTTGAATGATTTAACGTTTTGATAAAAACCTGTGATAGCATTTAACGCTCCAAATTTGGTGCCTCGCATGTGTGGAAACATCATTTGCGTTTCTGATGTTTCGTTGTACTCCAAAATCTCATTCGCTTGGTTGATCAACCGGGTGCTTAATCCCTCTTTTTCTAAGGCTGTCAATTCCCTGCCGCCATCGGGATTAAGGACACGTAAAACGAAGTCTTTCATTGGAATGTGCATCTTTGTTTTGGCTAAGTCGTTAAACAGTTCGCCTACTAATCGGGTAGTGGTGTTGGTTAGCTGCATGATACTCTTTACGCTGTTCAATTTCTCTTTAACGCTATTGGTGTGGCGAAATGTAATCTTACCTTTATTGCCCCTTAAAGCGGCATTTAGCGTATTGTTACAAACAACCCGAACAGGTGTGAACATAACCTGAACCGGCGAACCGCCATCGTGGGAGTGAGTAAGTAAAAGGAAGTTTTCAATCACATCTTCACTGTTACCGATGCGGATGTATTCGGGAAGTTTGGCAGTGATAAAAATCGTTTCACCTTTACCGAGTGCGCCGGCTGTGGTGATAATAGTTTCGTTTCCTTCCTCAATCAAGAAGCTATCGAAAAAGTCGAAGGCTTCTGTGTTCTGTAAGATTTGGTAACGGTCGGTAACGATACCATCAAAAATATCGTTTGTGTCGGTGCGGTAGTTTGAGTAGTAAGGCAATGCTACTTTCTGCCCGCCTACCTCTGCAAATACCTGTGTGCGCTCTACACCGTAATTTAGCCCGCCTTGCTCGATTGCTTGCCTTGTGGTAATCTGTTGGTCAAAGTGCTGACCTAATCCATGCCAAGCCTTTTGGCTTACTCCTGCGTTTACAAACGCTACCTTACCGTTTACCTCGTTTAAATTGTGTGCCATCGTTTCTGTTGTTTTTTGTGTTGTTTAAAATTGAATTATGGTGAATGTTGCCCCTACTTTTGATGGTCGAGTGGGATGCTGTCAATTATTTGCGTTATCGTGTCGGGCGTGTTGTCTGTGTCTATTATGTCAATTAGTGTTTTCATCTATGTATGATTTTACGGCTTGTATTGAGCTGAATTTGCTTGACTGCCAGTCGTTTACTGTTTTGTTGCCTATCTGCCAATACCATGCAATTTCGCTATTTGGTAGGTCATACACTTTTTGCACAATAAATTCAATGTTCTTGTAAATACCTTTATAGTAACCGCTTGCAATTCTTTGTGTTTTGATTTCTTGAGTTGTCATGGTGTTTGTTTGTTTGTGTTGTTTAAAACTGATTTACTTTCGTTCTGTTTTCTTATGCAAAGTTAGAAAACATATCCGAACTGACAAAATTATTTCTAACTTTTTTTTCAAAAAAGGCTAAAATATTTTTTCACTAAACGAAAAAAGCCTACAAAACAGGTGTTTTGCAGGCTAACCAACAATAAAAAAAATATGAAACGCCTATTTTTGGTGAAGGAGTATCTTTAACATATTGGCAATGTCCGAGTATGCCCTCGCTTTGTTTGCGTATGCCTCAATCGGTTCTGTCGGAATGATACCTAATGCTGTTTCCATGACTGCATCCTTTAAGGCATCATCAACATAGTTGGCATAAATCCCGATTGTCATAATGTCGTTTGCCTGTAACTTTTCCCGATAAAGTACAATGTGGTCGCATGTTATCTCTACGGTAATAATGATTAGGGCATGTGTCGCAATGCTAAGGTATTGCATCATTGTTTCCTCTATGTCGCTACCAATCGGAATAGTGTCTATGCCCATGATTTGCAACTTCGTTTTTTTTTGTAACGAGTGCAAAGATTTGATTATTCCTAAGCTATATTCTGCATCGGCATTTGATCTTATTATGAGCAGATAGGACATTCATGCTACTTCTTTAGTTTCTTGATTTCATACACAATTTGCGCATCAAGTAAAACCCATTGCAAAATCAAACTGGTAAGTCTTTCGGCATCCCCAAGTGAGATGTCCGGGTACTTACCTTTAAGACGCAGGGAAATCGCCATGCGCTCAACGTCTGTCAGCTTTCCGACATTGGCATATAGTTCTTTGACAATCATTGCTTTTTTGCCTGCATTAAATAAGGTCTTTGTATGTGGTAAGGTAGCCGGAATTAACTTAGTCCAAAAAACAAAGGTTGTCAGTTTTTCGTCTTTAATAACTTTAGCAATATCTATCCCCGCCAACACGCCGTCAGCAATAGCGACAAAGTAATCTACAACAAAGTCAAGTTCCTTTATGCCCCTGTCTAACGGTTCATCATAAAGTGTTTCATTGGTTGCCTCAAATACTTCATTGCCTACCTTGATTTTAAAGGCATCGTTTGAGGCTACAATGACATCATTGGTTGTTTCGTCTGTCTGCTTTACCGGCTCATCCTGTTTGCATTGTACCAATGACATGCAAAAGATGCAGACGGCAAGCATTATAGCGAATAGTTTAAACTTCAATGTTTCTTTCATAGTCTGATTTCGTTTTGTGGGTTAATGTGATTAAATGTAATTTACGGTCGCTGTTGGGTTAGCGATTAAAAGTGCTGCGATTGAGGCATGAACGCCGCCTGCGTTGTTGGTTGCGTTTACTGCTGCGATATTCAACACTAATGCAGCGTTTGTGCAGCCGGAAAATACGCTTGCATCGGCAGGATCATTTCCTAACGATGTGCAAAGGGGTATATCTATAAGCGTTGCAGATGTGCAGTCTTTAAAGCAGCTTGCGCCTGCCGTTATTAGATTTAGAAAACTAAATGTAGATGCCGCATTGCAGCCCTCAAAGCATTGACTATAAGCAGTTACAAGTTCAGGCAAAGTAAATGTTGTTGCAGATGTGCATCCGTAAAAACCGCCACCGCCTGCCTCTACTAATTCGGGAAAGGCAAACTCAACTACCGATGTGCATCCGTAAAATGCTGAACCGTTAAACTTAACCATTTGTGGAAACTCTACCAAGGCTAACGCCGAGCAGTCAAGGTAGGCGTTACTGCCTACCAACACTACGACACCCGATTGGTCTTCTGTTCCTAAGACGTTGACGCTTCCGGAAAAAGCTCCTACAAAAATAGTCATTGTGCCGCCGCCAACCAAAATAACATCGTTCCCATCAACAACTACCGAGCTAAACGGTGTTCCGTTAGTAGGCAAATCAAAAAACGTGTTCCATTGCCCTACATTTGTCGGGTCAACTACGGGTGCATTTGCAATATCATCAAACAACATTCGCAATCCCACAGGAGGCGCAACATACTCATAAGTAATATCGTCCGTCAATGTAGCAGGGTTAAAATTACCGTATCCTGTCGGAACGTCCAAAATGGTTAAGGTAATATCCGAACCCGTTAAGCAGTCGGGATTGTCGTACAAGATGCTCATTGTAATAGTTTCCGTTGGCGCAAGGTCGGCAAGCAAAGTGTAAGTTCCCGATTTAACTTGCCCGACTACCTCCGTCAATTCAGGGTCTGTGGTGAACTCATAATCAAATTCCGTACCTGACGGGATGGTGTTCGTTCCCATGTTGGTAATGACAAAGGTAGCCGTAAGCACTTCGTCTTCACAATCCACGTCCGTACCAAGTA